GTAACCCGATTTACGAACAAACACGTAAAAACTTCAACGGACAATACGAAATCCTAAATACAATACATACAAACTACTCAACTATGTAGATGCAGTTATTCAGGGTGAACATCCTTCTTTTCGTTATATTATTCACCCTATTTTTTAGATTATGGAAAAATTAGCAATATTAGGTGTAGGCGAATCTCTAAAAAACTTTGACTGGGATTCTGATTATGAGGTCTGGGGATTAAACCATCATCAAGACAAATTCAAGCGTTATGATTTGTGGTTTGACCTGCACAAAAAAGAAAAAATCGAAGGTATTATTACTCAAGCCAACTTCCCGTTTGAGGAAGTGTATAAGCTTCGCCGGATTCCGGTTGAAGGAAGGACGATTGAAAAGCACCGCTACTTTGCATCTTCAATGAGTTACATGTTAGCTTATGCGATTTTAAAAGGATATGAGGAGATTCTTTTTGCGGGATGTGACTTCGACTGTGCAGATGAAAAGCGTACAAAACAAAGAGATTGCCTGGAACAGTGGATTGCATTTGCGCAGGGACGGGGAATAAAGATTAAAGTCATAGCGGGTAGCCCGTTATGCAGTGAAACAGGACAGTATATCAGGTGATTTTATGGCTAAAAAAAAGAAGCGTAAAACTGATAAAAATTTAATTCCTTTTAATGAATTAACAAAGGAAGAACAGAGAAAAATAGCGCAAATGGGCGGTATCAAATCAGGCGAAGTTAGACGGGAGAGGAAGAAGCTAAAAGAGCTGCTTGAAATAGCATTGCTGCTTGCTGATGAGGACACAGGCGAACAAAACGATATGTCCATAACAACAGCTTTAATAAAAAAGGCAACCAAAGGCGATGTATCGGCATATCTTGCAATAAGAGATACTTTAGGCGAGAAGCCTGTTGATAAACAAGAAATCTCTGCAAAAGGTATTAATGTTGTTGTTGGTTCAGAAGAAGATAAAGAACTAATAGAGGATATCTGATGTTAAAGTTATCACCTGTTTTTAGAAAAAATGCGGGTGCTTTAAAAGAGAATTTCAGGTACATAATTAACCAGGGCGGGACATCAAGCACAAAAACTTTTTCTATCCTTCAATTGCTTGTAACAATTGCATTAAAGTATAAAGTAAAAATCGACATAGTGGGGCTGTCTGTTCCTCACTTAAAACAGGGTGTGTTAAATGATATGCCTTCTGTTTGTAATCAATTTGGCATAGATTTTTACAAGCATTATAAATCATCAGACAAAATATTTTCCGCAGGAAAAGGAACAATAGCTTTTTTATCTTTTGATAAGCTTGGTTCAGCTCATGGCGGCAGACGTGATTATTTGTACTTGAATGAAGCAAATCATCTGCATTACAATATTGTTGAACAGCTGCTTATCAGAACTAGAAATAATATCTTTATTGATTATAACCCCACAAATGAATTTTGGGTTCACGAAAAAATCTTTAAAGATGAAGCGGAAAAAGCAAAACTTATACTATCAACCTACAAAGACAACCCTTTTTTGGAACAAACTATAATCAATAGTATTGAAGCGAGAAAGGGTGACAATAATTTTTGGAGAGTTTACGGGCTCGGTGAATTAGGTATCGCAGAAGGGCTTGTATTTGAAAACTTTGAGGTTGCAGACTTTGACAAAAACAGGTTTTCAAAATATCGTTACGGGATTGACTGGGGTTTTTCCAATGACCCGTTTGCGTTTGTTGAGTGTGCGATAGAGCAAAATAAACTTTATATCTGCAATGAAATTTATCAAACAAAACTCTTGAATAAAGACAGTGCGGAACAGGTAAAGCAATATATCACAAAAGAACGTGTAATTTGTGATAGCGCAGAACCGAAAAGCGTACAGGAATTTCAGAGTCTTGGGATTAACGCTGTTGCAGCTAAAAAAGGTAAAGGAAGCGTTCTAAGCGGATTAAAGTATATGCAGCAGTTTGAAAAAATAGTTATACATCCAAGCTGCACAAATGCCATTGCAGAGTTTAAAAACTATCAGTACAAACGAGATAAAAATGGTGATTTCATAAATGACGAACCAGTAGACGCGTTCAACCACCTGATAGATGCAATACGCTATGCATTAGAGGATGAAATGCAATTTATGGCAACAAGACTAACAGGAATAAGGCCTTTCTAATGATAGATTTATTTTCAGTAAAACTAAATAACGAATACGATTTTATCCAGGCGGAAATGCCTCAAGAAAACGGTACATGGCTTTGTGCTGAAACATCAACACAATATACAAAAGGCTATTCTTACGAGGTTACAGAAGGCGAAGCGAAAAGGATTGAAGCAAGAGAAGATTTTTTAATCCAAAATGCTATTTATTCAACCATTGAGAGCGTTTGTGCGTATCTGAATAATAGTTTTTATATAAAAAATCCGAACTATAACGGCTCTATATTCTGTGATTGCTTTCCATACAGCTTGGATTACTTCAATTATGTATTTAGCGGCGGTTCATTGACATTTAACGGTGATAAAATTTCACCGGTTACAAATGTTGCTACAGGTGATTTAATTCATGTTGTAGGCGGACGTAACCGCTTCTTTAGTTATGTCACGGTCGTTGACGGTGAAACAATAACTGTTGATAATGCTTCACTGGTAAGTTGTACGGAAAAAGCGTACATCTTTGTATCAGGTTTGCCGCAAAGTATTGAAAAGATAATTTCGCAAATGATTTCTTATGATGTGTTCAATCGTGGTGTACCTGATGATTTGAAGAGTGAAAATATAGGTTCTTACAGTTATACAAAGGCAGATTATTTAATCGGTTCAATGGCTTATCCTGCTGAGATTGTTTTAGGGATTGAAGGTTTTAAAAAAGTCAGGTTTTTGTAAATGAATAAAAATATAACAGATGAAACTATATACTTATTAGGCAAAATTGCATTAGAGCTGATTAATAAAAATCCTAATTTTGCCTGTAGTGCAACTATTTATAGTGATATTGATAGGCTTGAAAATAATATTCAACAATGGAGCAAAAGTGCCAATGAGCTTAAAGGTAAGATACAAAACAATAAACATACTTGAAGAAACACCGCCATATTTTGGACAACCCGGAGGGTGGAAAACAAAAGGAACTTTTAAAGGACTAATTCAACCATCGACAGGTTCAAAAGTTTACAACAACGGCAAGGACACAACAAACGTTGATGCTCTTTTGTTTTGCGATATTTCCGTTAAGTTCGAAGAAACAGATATTGTAGAGCTCAAAGGAGTTCAATATAAAATTGCAGGTGCACCTGTTAAACCCGATGGAATAACAGGAATTGAACCTAAACGAGGTCAGCACGCAGAGTATAACCTTGTTTATGTACAAGAAGGATTGTAATGTCATCAACACAAAACACAACATATACAAATATCAAAAACTGGAAGCTTTTTGGGAAAACATTTTTAACCCGTGAAGAGATACACAGTGAATCAAGCTGTGAAGGTACTCCGTATCAGATTTTAGTTACACAAGACTATTACAACCAAGAGTTTAAGGAAAATGGCAAGCAAAGTTAAATTTGAAATGCCTGATTTCAGTCTTGCATTAAAAAATGCAACGGAAAAGGCTATAGAAGAGGCAGGATTTGAAATAGAAGGAACAGCAAAGCAAAATGCACCTGTTGATAGTGGGTATTACAGAAACAATATAAAGTTTGACGGTAAAAATCAAGTTATTGCAAATGCTGATTATTCAGCCTCAATAGAGTTTGGAGTCAAAGCTCATACAATTGAGGCTAAAAATGCTAAAGTCTTGCACTTTAAAGTTGACGGCAAAGATGTCTTTGCCAAAAGTGTAAAAATACCAAAAAGAAAGCCTAATCCTGTCATGCGTAACGCAGCGTTAAAGGTTCAAAAAGAAATCGGTGGAACGTTCACAAGACATTTCAAAAAAGAGTTAAAAAAGAATGTTTGAACAGCTTTTATTTGAATACATTAAGAATAATTTTAAGGTCAAAAACTTCAATTTTAAATTTGGTTACGGTGAAATTGAGCCAAAGACAAAGCAGCCTTATATTATCCAGCATAGTTTGCTGATGGACGGAACACAACAGGTTTTGTGCAACGACAATAATTTTTCGGATGGAATGAGTTTTACGCAGTGGAATATCTATACTTCCTCTCAAAGTGCAGCAGATTTTATCAATCAGGAGTTATTTAAGTTTGTGATGGACTTACCGAGTTTGGGAGAGTACAAAATAGGCCTCGTGAAGCTAAACTCAAGCAGAAGTTTTACAGAGCCTTCTATTGGACTTTATTCAAGCGTAATAGCGTTTGAAATAAATTATTACAAGTAATCAAAGGAGATTAAACTAATGGCAAACGAAAGAAAAAGATTAAAAGGGCGTGACGGAGAGGTTTACGCAATTACAAAAGGTTCCCCGCTGGAAGGCACAGAAGAAGGTACAGCACTCACGGTCGGCACTTATTATATTGTTTCTAAAGTAGCAGCCACAAGTTCAGGTTTGCCTGAGGGTATAGTACCGGGCTATGTTATTAAAGGTGCTGCTGCAATTACAGTAAAAACAGGTGACGAGGTTGTACCGCTTACTTTAACGAAAAAATGTGATATACAAAGCTTTTCTGTAGAGTATTCTGCAGATGAGATTGATGTTACAACTCTTTGTGACGACCAAAGAACATATTTAGCAGGCTTTACAGAGGCAACAGGGTCGCTGGAAGGTGTTACTACCCTAAATGTATCTGAGTACCTGATGAATAAATTCATTCCGATTGTTGCGCAAACAGGTGATACTGTTGAGGTTTCTGAAATTGACGGAGAAAACTTAATTTTACGACTTGTGTTAAATAAAAAAGGTAGTGAAATAATGTCTTATTTTACACCTGCAACTATTACCTCTTTTAACATAGGCGCCGGTGTAGATGATGCACAGACTTACACAGCTAATTTCAGAAATACACCTGATGATGACTTGATTCCGTGTATCTTAAAAGAAATCGAAACAGCAGGAGCATAATAAATGGAAATTGAATTGCAGAATCTTGAGGAAATTGTGGTAATTCCGAGTCAATTTAAAGATGAGGAAAATCCGCCGAAGTTCGTTTTCAGGACACCAAATGCAGCAGATATTATAGACTATCAAGTGTATAATGATTTTGCAAGAGTTGCCTCAAGATGTTTTTTACGCTTTGAAAACAAGCCGACCTTGAAAAAAGAAGGCAAAACACTGGAATATAGCTCTTATGCTGAATTTATCGGTCTTGGTGCAAGCAATGTGATTACAGCTATCCATAGCGATTGCTGTGCTGCACTTTTATCCGCTATTTACGGAATAAAAGAAAAGGCAGAAAAGACCGAAAAAAAGTAAAAATAGCCTGGGAGATATACAAAACAGGGGATTTTAATGAGACAGCCTGGGAAGATGACAAGCTCATCTTCCTCGGTGATGTCAAAAGACCTACAGCCATTGGCAAGAAAAAAGACCTTTGGGCTAATCTGGACAGTGATTTTTACGATATTTTAGAGCTATGGAGATGGCACAGGGCAGGGCTACTCAAAATAGCCTCTCTTCCTTATGAGAAAGCAGTCGGAATAAGATACTTGATTGAAGTTGATTTTGCAGAGAACAGAATGCTATAGTTAATCAAATGTTAAAATGCTTCTTGTACATCATCGAGCTTGACAGTTTGTTTCGCATTCCATAAATCATAAGCAAGCTGTTCTCTCAACCATATTTCAGGAGAAGTTTTAAAGCACTTTGCAAGCTTTAACGCTACTTCTGTTGAAATAGGCACTTTACAATTAACGATATTAGATAAATGTTTTCTACTGATACCAAGCATTAAAGCAAGTTTGGTAATCGTTAAATTGTAATCATTCATATATAATTCTTTGATTGTTTCGCCTGGATGCGGCGGATTGAACATTTCCATTTTTATACCTCTTTAATAATCAATATTAAATCAATAAATAGAGCAATAGTGACAATAATCAAAAATATATAATTATAACCAAAGAATGCGATAAACAAAGAAATAAGACCGCAAAGCAAAAACATTGTGCCTTCAAACTCTTGTTTCAAATAAAATCTGTGTAACCCTAAATAACCAAACAACAAAAGAAGTACAATAGCAATCCATTTGTTTTTTTGTTTATTTTTTTTATCTAAAGGTTTCCCACATTCCTGACAAAATTTTGCAGGTTCATTAATTTGGCAACCACAGTTTTTACAATAAGTCATAACTACTCCTTCAACAATACATGAATTTTACAAAACAGAGCTCGAGAGCTTGAAAATCTCTATAATGCAACAGATAAATAAGTAGTTAATATAGTCTTTCCATTTTCACTGGGTCAACAATTCCGCCCTCTAAGCCTTTTGAATTTGCTACTTCAGTTGTCGCACAACGTATTAGTTGTCTTTGTTCTGCTGTTGTCTTTTCCCATAGATCAGGATTAATGACAACAGTGTAATACTTATCAGAAATTTCCAACTCTTTAATAACCCCAGTTGCTTGGTGCGTTATTATTAAGTCTTCAGGAGTATTGGCTATTCTTTTAAGTTCAGCTTGATAGTTAGAGCAATCAAATTGACCATTATTACTAGACGTATTAGAAATACCGAAATTAAAAAGCAATATAAAAATAATAATAAAAATTGCAATAATTGGAACAAAATTAAAATCTTCTTTTTTCATACTCAACAACCTACTCAATAAATATTACTATTTCGAAAATAATAACAAGGATTTTGTTAAATGGCAAATAATTCTAATAACGATGGCAGAGTTGTAATAAACATTGAAGATAACGCAGCTCAAGCAGCACGTGATTTTCAAGCTTTAGACAACCAAATAAATAAACTTAAAGAATCTTCGCAAAAGTTTGCTAAATCAAGCGGTAACTTTGATGGATTAGAAAAGACATACAAGCAATTAAGAGCTCATTTGAAAGATTTGTCTACAAACGGCCTTCAGGGAACAGAAAGCTTCAAAAAATTGGCAATAGAAGCACAACGATTGCAATCTCAGCTTGGTGCTACCGATAATTCATTAAATAAAATTTTAAATACATCTAAATCTTTATCAGCTCAAAATACAAACATATCTAGCAACATGAACTCACTAACTGGAGCTGCAAGGTCAGCAGGTGGCGGCTTTAATTTGATGGGTAGTTCTTTAGGCTCTTTAACCAAACTTTTGCCTGCTGTTAGTGCAGGTTTCATTGCTTTAAAGCTTAAAGATTTAGCAATGGATTCTATAAAAACAGCAGCAGAATTTGAACAGCTTGGTGTATCATTCAGAGTTATGACAGGTTCTGCACAAGCAGGCCAAGCTCTTACTGATTCTATCATCGAGTTAGCTGCAAAAACACCTTTAACTACTGATGCACTGGCTAAAAACGCCCAGACAATGCTTTCTTTTGGTGAAAGTGCTGAAAATATCATCCCAAACTTAAAAATGCTTGGTGATATTGCAGGCGGTGACACTCAAAGAATGCAATCATTAACTCTAGCTTTTTCACAGGTGGGCTCTCAAGGTAAATTGATGGGTCAAGATATGCTTCAGATGGTTAATGCCGGGTTTAATCCTTTGCAGGTAATCTCTGAAAAAACAGGCAAATCAATGAGCCAACTCAAAAAAGAAATGTCAGAGGGAGCAATAAGTTTTAATGACGTAAGGCAGGCTATGGCTGATGCAACCAGCACAGGCGGTAGGTTTTATGGTTTGATGAATGAACAATCAAAAACTTTAAATGGTCTGCTTTCTACAAATTCTGACACTTGGAAACAGGTAGGAAATAATATTGGCGAAATTTTTATGCCAGCAGCAAAAGATTCTGTTAGGTTGTTGAATAGTATAGGAGAGGCGGCGAGGCAAGCGACAGGTGCTCTTAAAGAATTTATACAAAATGCAGATTATTCATCATACAATCAACAGAAAAACATAAAAGATGAGCTAATACAAAGGCGCGATATATACAAAGAAAAACTGGCAGCCGCCCAAAAGCAAAATAACAAGGGAAATATTACTTTCTTTACTAATGAAATAGAGAGATTAGATGCTTCACTTGCAAAAATGGCCCCCAAGCTAGAAAAGTTAAAAAATGAACAAAAACAATTATCTAAGACAGTCAACAATGGAGGTGGCTTTAGTTCGTTTAGTGGTAGCGATGGTTCTTCAAAATCAGGCAGAGAAAAGCGCCAGCTCACAATATCCGAACAAATCCAAAAAGCATATAACGATGAACAAAGAGCGCTCGAAGACCTTGCAGCACAGGGTATAACCAGCGGCAAAGTGTGGGATGCGCAGGTAGCAAAAGTTAAGAATCTTGAAAATGCAGTAAAACGTATTAAAGAGGCAACTGACTTTGGTGTAATTACACCATTTCAAGGTTTAAACAAACAACTGCAAGAAGCGCAAGAAAGAGTGATGAATCTTGCCGCTTCAAAAGTCATCAACATTGAAGAATTAAGGAAAGCGAAAGGCGACTTAACAGACCTTCAAAAAAAGATGCAAGAAGTACAACTTGCAGCACAAACAAGCCCGTATCAGGCAAAAACCTCTCAATTAAGTATGCTGCAATCACAGTATCTTGATTACGCAATACAAGGGTATGGAAACTCTGAGCAGGCTCTTGCTATTAAAAACCAGTATAAAACTTTAAAGCTTGAAGTAGAGAGGGCTAATGCATCTTTGCAAAACTCAATGGGGATATCCTGGCGAAATGTTTCAAGCACCATATCTTCAAGCCTTTCACAGGCTATAACCACTCCCTTGCAACAAGGCGAGAATGCGCTCGAGCGTTTCGGGAATGTTGCTTTAAACACTATTCAAGCCATTGCTCAGCAAATGATATCATCAGGATTGAGCAAACTATTTCAGGAAGGTGCACAAAACGGCGGACTTTTGTCAAATATCCTTGGCGGTAATCAAGGAACAATGACAGGTGCAGCTGCTCCGATATCCGCAGTCAGTGACGAACTTAAAACCATCTTGGCTCAAGCACCTCAAGCAGCTGCTAGTATAGCCAGTATTGGCACATCTCAAACAGCAGCTCTTACTGCAATGAGCGGTACATCAGGAGTTATAGCAAGTGCAATGAGCGGTTATGCAAGTGCAGCAACAGCAGCAGGACAATTAGCAGCTTCATTAACACAAGCAGCCATTGCACAAGCTGCATATTCGGCTGCATTAGTTCCGATAGCAGGTGCAGTTCTTGCCCCGGTAGCAGCGACAGCGACGGGTGCCGCTATTGGTACTGCCAACATATTAGCCAGCGCAGGAATGCTTGCAAGCAGGGTTACTGCCTTTGCTGACGGCGGTATCGTTGACAAGCCTACCTATTTCCCTATGAAGGGCAACAGAATGGGTTTAATGGGTGAAGCGGGCACAGAGGCTATTATGCCGCTGAGAAGAACTCCTGACGGCAGACTGGGAGTTGAAGCACAGGTTCAACAGCCTAATATTACTATTTATAACCAATCAGGAGCAAATGTTGAAACTGTACAAAGACCTGACGGGGACACTGAAATATTCATCAGGAAAGTAAACAATGCATTGAGAAACGAACGTACACAAAGCGGGTTTTCATCAGCATTACAACGTAACAATTCAAGAGGAGTTCAAGCTTCATAATGGAAAAGTGGAAATGGGGAAAGATAAAGCTTGACGGTTTCCAAAACGAGTTTCAGGAAGGATATATTGAGGTCACTCCTGATGCAGGTATTCCGTATAGACGTGAACGTTTTACAGATATACAGGATATTGCTCAGTGTGTTTTTACGCTTGAAAGACAGAAATATATCGACTTTATGAGTTGGTATAAATACGATACAAAGCAAGGCTCAATACCGTTTAAAATCATGGATTGCAGAATAGGCGAGGAACGTATTGCAAGAATCACTGGCAAGCCTAAATGGAACCCTAACTCAAGATACTGGAATACAAATGTAACCTTAATGTTTGATAGCGAGGTTTTCTATTTAGACAGAGTGCTTGCTGCAAATTATCAGCTGCCTATTGTAGCAAACGGCAAATATCTTACGACACAAGCAAGGCGGTCGTTATGAATCGTTTTGAACTGGATAAAAACTCATACTCGAGGTATCTCGGACGAGCTCTCAAAATGCTTATTGAACTTAAACACAGTGCGTTTCAAGAGTCGTTTTGTTTTATAAACGACACCAAAACACTGGAGCTTGACGGAAAAACATACCAGCCTTATCCCTTTGACATTATCCTGCCTTCTCAGACGGAAACACAGGGAACACAGCTCGTTTTATCAAATATTCAAAATCTTGCAGCTAACGAGATAAGAAAAACAATAAATTCAAATGAAAATATATTGCTTGATTTATACATAGTCAATATCGAAACAGAAGCAGCTGAAAAATATCCAGCAGGATTATTCGAAATATTTGAAGCACAAATAACCCCTGAAAGTATAACAGCAACAATAAATATCAGACACAACCTTGATGTGAATATGAGTACTATTAACTATTACAGACAAACATTTCCTAACCTGTTTTTATAGTAATATTTATACAGGGTAAACCAACACTCCCTCAGCACACTCATTTAGTGGAGAAAATGGCTGAAAGGGGGTGATACTATGGATAATCGAATAATAAAAGCCGCTATAACGGCAATTATAGCAGCTTTAAAAATTATTATTCTTTATCTGTAGGGGGTGAAGTCAAGCTCCGAAGAAGTAGTGATTCTTTGGGGCTTGCCCCTATACCAATATTATTTGTCATGTTGATAGGTTTGTCAAGTGAGGGCAAATGGATTATTTAAAATATTTCAAAAATGGCAAGTACCAAAAGTTTAAAAATGACTGCTGGACATTATTGCAAGATATCTACAAAGACGAACACGGGATTATTTTACCTGATATTCCGATTTTTGAAGATGAGGAAAGCTTTGTAAGAAGCAATATCAAACACAAAATTGTAGACAAACCTAAAAAAGGGGTTGCAGTACATGTCAGTGTTGGCAGTATAGAGCATATAGGGTATGCAATCAACGAAAAAGAGTACATCCATAAAACAATTAATCAGGGAGTTAAAATAAGTCCAATTCCCAGATATGCAACGTTTTATGAGGTTATTGTTTAAAATATTTTGGCTTTAAAATGATAAGAGTAATAAGACGAAATCTTGATAAAAAGACTTTAAGCTTTCATAAATGGGACTGGCATTTTGCTTTTTTTCATTTTAGAAACTATAAAAATGCATACATTAACGGTAAACCGCTTAAACCGTGGCATATACTCAAAAATAGTGATATTGTAGAAGTCATAGAAAGACCAAACGGCATATTTGAGATTATAGGTGCAACTATATTAGTTACACTTGGTGCTGGTGCTTTTTCAGCAACTGCCGCTATTGTTACAGGTATAGCTGCTGTTTCGTTGGCAGCAGGTGTAGTTGCCGCAGGTGCAATATCTATATTTTCAGGCGGTGGCCATAGTGGTACAACTCAGGCTAAAGAATACAGCTCAAGTACGCAGCCGGAGCTTAGAGGGGCTAGCAATGATATCTCAAGCGGATGCCTTCCTGTTTTGTTTGGAAAAATACAACAAACACCTTCATATGGACAGCAGCCGTACAGACTGGTCGTTGACGGTGCTTCAACGAACAAATACAGACAGTATTTTGTTTCTAATTATAAAAATGTAGTATATTCTGATTTTAAACTGGGAGATACGCCACGTACAGATTATTCTATTGACTATTTAGATATAATAACCGCAAGCGGCTCGTCTAATTTTATAGGTTTTGATAACGTAAAAGCAATGAGCATAGATGAAGAGTTGTCATACAACCCTGATGAAGAAGTAAATCAAAATGCCCATTTTGATTATAACGAACTGACAAACACCAACTTTGTTACAGTCAATTATCAGCTAAAATTTATAAATGTAGACCTGAATGCGTGGACAAATAAACAGTTCAGACAGACAACAAGAGTGGTTCAAAAAGGCAATTATGTTGATTTAACTAATGATATAACAATCACCTCTTCAATGCTTACTCTTGTTAATGAAAATACATATATCTATAACGGCTCGGTTAAATATGATGCGGATGATGATAATTATACAGAGATAGTTTTTACAAACTATGCCCCTTTAAGCAATACAAGAGGAAACTCAACAGAATCAACAAATGAACTGGACTCACTCTATGTTTCTGAAAATATGGTTACCCAGACATTGAACCGTAATGAAACTTTAAACCTGTCTATCAACAGATACGCAGGCACTGTGTCAGAGGTAGTACTTACAAGCCCCGAAAATACAAAAGAAATTGATGTAATAATAAGCTTTCCTCAAGGATTGTTTCATCAAAATAACGATGGCTCACGTTCTGCCCGTACTTCTGAAATAGAGATAATGTATAAAAAAGGTGATGGGGAATATATTCCGTTATCAGAAAATACGGAACTTTATATCAGAGACATCAACGGTGAAAAGCAACCATTAAGCACATCCAGCACGACAGTTAACGGTGCAAATGTCAAAGTAAATAGCCCGTCAGATATAAACGTAGCTGACCAGCTTTTTTACAGACCTATCGGATTTACTTTACCTGAAACAGGCAAATATACCGTGCGTGTACGTTCAGCAGATTATGCAGATAAAACAAACTTTGATATAGGTTATCCTCGCTGTGCAGAGGTGCAATTTTATGTTGAAGGAAAAGTACTTGACGAAAGCATTCTGCCTAAAGTTAATCAAATTGCATTTGAAGCAACAGCTTATAAAGGCCTGTCAGGAACAATTAAAAAATTCAACTATGTAGCAGAGGCAAGAATACCCGTTTGGAATGGCGAAGACTGGTCTACAGTTCAGGAAAGTAAAAATCCTGCTGCTATTATTCGCTATCTGTTGACAGATGAGTTAGTGAACCCTCGTCCCATAAGCTCTGATTTAATTGATAATGACAGCCTGGTTAGGCTTTACAACTGGTGTGTAGAGCAAGAATACAAAGCTGATGGCATCGTATCAGAAGCCACCAAAACAATGGATGTTATAAATGAAATATTAAAAAATTGTCAGGGCGCAATGATTCCGCTTTTAAACGGGAAGCACACGTTTGCTATAGACGGAAGTGAAAAAACACCTAAAGGCATGTTTAACCAGCATAATTCCTGGAATTTTAGCTGGACACCAAATTTGGGACGATTAACAGAAGCAATCAGAGCAAGTTTTACTAACTCTGAAGACTATACACAAGACGAAGTAACCGTTTACTGGTATGACGGTGCAGTACATGAAGAAATCAAAGAAGGAACAACAGATTCTGACTATCTGCTTGTAAAAAAAGACCTCAAGTACATTACAGACAAAGCAAGTGTACTAAAATCTATAAGCTATGAATTACTTTGTACACAGGCCAAAAGAAACAATTTTGAATTTTCTGTAAACCTTGAGGCTTTAAATATGACAATGCTTGACCGTGTGTATGTTTGCAATAGTGCAAATATGCAAAATGAAAGCACTGGTCTTATAAAGTCTGTCATAACAAACAACGGAAATATGACAGGGTTTACACTTTATTCGGATATAGAAATCCCAGAAAATGCCAAAATTATTATAAGGTCATTGGATTACACAACAGAGTCGCCTGTAATTAACATTTATGATGTTTTAAATTCCGGACGTACAAACATTGTTCAAATCGAACCTGTTGCTAATACCGGCATAATACAGGGCGCAGGAGAAATCACAGGCATAAAAGATAAATGGCACTATGATGGAGATTTATTCACACTTGGGCAAGATACAATCTATGACTGTGTAATTACAGATATCAGATACAGCGATGACAATACAGCAACTATAACTTGTAGGGATTATTAAAATGATTGATAAAGAATTACTGAAAGATGATGAATTAAAATATCGACTTAGCTTGAGGTCAAAGAATAAACCCGCAAGCTGTTTTGATTGGTATAATGCTTTAATGGCTGACGGTGTACCTATTTTTGCAAGACAAAAAACAACTTATTCTGACCCTAACATTAGAGTTTCTTATAACAACTTTCAAGTAATTCAAAAAACTAAATCAGGATACCTCGCAGGAGACATACAAAGAACTTATACAGACAGTATTGCAGAAGAAGTCAAAGAGAAGTACAAAGAGTTTGACAATCTTAACCACTTTAAAAGTTTTCTCAAAAGACTTATGTTTTCCTGCACAGGATGGGGCAACACATATTCTCTCTGCTATCTTGATGAGCAGAACAGAGCAAGAATAAAACAAATTCCTGCGTGGCAGGGTAAAGTGGTTTATAACCATGATAATGAACCGATAAAAGCTTATGTATACTACGACATAGACGAAAGAAGACACATTTGGGAATATGATTCTTTAAATGTCACTGAGTGGCTGGCTTCAAAAAGCGGCAATTCTTATCAGGTCTTGGTTGAAACAAAGCCACACGGTTTTATTGGAATTCCCCTTGTTGAATGGTCAAATAATGACAATAAACAAGGAAATGCAGAACTTGCAGTCGGTTTAATGGACGCATATGACCGTTTGATATCTGATAATATTACAGAAGCAGCAACTTTTAGAGCTGCATATCTCCTGCTTAAAAATATGGGGAATATAGATGATGAAATAAAAGCAGAAATGCAAAAAACAGGTGTCTTTGCAGGCGGAGCAGACGCAGATGCTCATTTTATAACCAAAGACATTAACCCTGAATTTATAAAATTTATCGTTCAAAAAACCTGGTCAGGTATATGGATTGTGTCATCATCAGTTGACCCTGAAGCAGTATCAAATCTTCAAAACGCGACAGCTTTCCAAATCTCACAGATGTATCGAAATATGGAAGAAGACTGCAAAGATACAGAGGCAGAGTGGAAAATATCCCTTGAATACCTTGACAGACTCTTAAAATCTTATTGGACAGGCTTGGATATAAAGAGCGTTGCTGATTTTTCAACAGAAGACATAAATTATGATTTCAAACGTAATATTCCAAAAGATGTAATGACATGGTTAAAAGATATGCTTGCAGCAGGCGGCAAACTACCACAAAAAGAAATATTTATAAAAGCAGGATATGACGAGAAAAAAGCAGAAGAACTGGTGCAAGAAGCTGAAACAGAAAGCTACGAAACTTTAACAAGTGAAATCTGATGAAAGAACCGACCCCTAAACAACTAAAAGCATTGAGAAAACGGTATAACGAACTTATCGCAGAAGCTCAGGCAAAATGTATTACTGATTTTCAAGAGGTCAGAAAATATGTTTTTTCAAAGCTTTTAGAGTTGAAGGAAGATAAACAGATTTACAAAGAGCTTGAAGCCTATATTGTTAAAAAATACAATGAAATGTTTATTGGTTTAAAAGGCAATATACTTGACAATTACAATGAATGCGGGGTTATTGAGTATGATTTTGCTTCACAGACACTCGGCGAGCCTATAAAATATATTCCCGCTGTCGTGTCTGTTTTACCAAACACACAGGCATTTGAGATAACAAATAGAATACTTGCAGAAAAATCTGTTTTAAAGCGTTCAAAGCTTATGGCAAATCAAGTAACACAAGCTATTGCAAAAAGTTTTGAAAACGGCTCCAGTATTCAGGCAGTGCAAAAGAAAATCGATATTATAATGGGCTTTCGAAATAAAGACGGACTTATAACGCCAAAAGCAAAAGAGCTCATTATAAATGGTAAATTTTCTCACAGAAATGGACATATATATCAAACCTACCGCATTGCAAGAACAGAAACAATGCGTATGGCTTCATTGAGAACTCACGAGATTTTCTCGGCAGTCGAAAGAGATGACAAACGCTTAAAGCTTCTTGCTGTTCTTGACAGCCGCACACGCACACAATCAGCTATGATGAACGGTCAGATATCCGATGAAAAAGGACGTTTTCTCTATCCTGACGGCAAACGTTGTAAGCTTGGCGAGGCAGCTGCGCAATATGCAATCAATGACCGTGAAACACAATACGTTGTTTTCTTAGATAATCCAAAATACGCAAAAGAACTTAAAGAGCAAAATAAAGCTAAAGTATCTGATTTTAGACAATTCTATGAGCAAACAAAAGGTGTAGCCACCGCATTGCGGAATAGTATGCCTGTTGGCAAAATTACAACCGAATATTTAAGAGATAATTTTGATAAAGAATTAAGGAAACATTATTTTGTAAGCGGGAATATCAACAATAGTATTAAAAATTTGTTAGGAAGTGATACTAACGAATTAAGATTATCTTTTGATAACTTTGTTAAAAACCAAGCAAAACACCCTGAAATTAGTTTTGAAATGTACAAAAAAACTGTTTCTTATATAAACAGTGCAGATAAGAGCTATTTTAACAAGGGCAATTTAGTAATAGAGAAAAAAATCAGTGGTCAAAATTTACTAATAGCTTTAAAAACTACTAAAAATAAAAACGAAAATTACTTTTTATCAATGTATTTTGATAACCATAGCAAAAAATAATAGCCTGATTATGAGGACTCCCGCACCCCTCTGTCGCCAGTTGGCCCGGATGGGAGATTTACCGTATCAGACTATCAAATACATTATACCCTATTTTAAAAAGTATTTAAACCCTTTCAAAAGGGCTTTGTAACATATTCAAAGGAGAGAAAATTATGACACAACCACAAAACGGCGGTGTTGCTGCTTCTGACGTTCAAAACGGCACAGCAGGCACTGACGGACAACCTCAAGATGGCGGAAATGACATCGAAAAACAGCTTGAAGAAATGAAAGTTCAAGTGGGAATGCTGAAAAAAGAACGTGCCGGGCAGGACAGGAAAATTGCAGAATATTTAAAAGAAAAAGAAAAATTGACATTATCCTCTAAAACGGCAGAAGAACAGCTTGAATATTACAAAAATCAAGCGGCAACATTTGAACGTAAAGAAACATTCCGTCAAGCATTTAAAGAAATCGGTCTGAACCCTGATGAGTTTATTGAAATTGTAGACGAACAAGACGTGAAAATACAAGCAGAGAAGTTTGCAAATTTGTTGAAGTCAAGAACTAATGAAAGCGTACAAGCAGCTCTTGAAAGCTTCAAAACAGAAGAACTCAAGAAAAAAGGGGCAGTCCCACAACCTACAGAAACAGTTCAACAAAAAAATGCCGGTGCAAACAATGCAATTAGAGCAGCACTCGGTAGATAAGGAGATTTAATTATGGCAACAGATGTAAACATTATTTCACGTACTAACGCAGATGCGTTAATTCCTATAGAATATTCCAGAGAAATTATACAGAATGTTCCGCAACGTTCGAAACTATTACCATTAATGAGAAGATTACCCAATATGTCAGCAAAACAAAGAGTCTTACCTGTTTTGTCAGCATTGCCGAGCGCATATTTCTTGAATGGTGACACAGACCAGAAAAAAACAACAAATTCAGAATGGGATAAAATCACTTTGACTGCTGAAGAGCTCGCAGTAATTGTACCTATCCCTGAGTCTGTTTTGGATGATTCCTCTTACGATATATGGGGAGAATTAAGACCCCAAATTGAAGAAGCATTTGGGGTTGCTATTGATGCAGCTATTTTAAACGGTACAAATAAACCTACTTCTTGGCCCGAGGCAATCGTTCCTGCCGCTATTGCCGCAGAAAACAAAATTGAAATAGGTACAAATACAGACTTGGCCTCAGATATCATAGGATTAAACGGACTTATGGATTTGGTCGAGTCAGACGGTTACAGAGTGAACGGATTTTTTGCCGATGGCACAATGGAGGCCAGACTTAGAGATTTAAGAGATAAAAACAATCAGCTCTTATATATGCCTAGTTTAACATCAAGTGTCCCATCTACAATGATAGGTAGACCAATAGAATATGACAACCAAGGTGTTTTTGATGCAACAAAAGCTCTTATGGTTGCAGGCGATTTTACTAAAGCTGTTTATTCTCTACGTCAGGATATGACATATAAAGTCTTAGACCAGGCTATCATCCAAAACACTGATGGCACTATTGCATACAACCTTGCACAACAAGACATGGTAGCATTACGCTGCGTAATGAGATTAGCTGTACAAATTGCTAACCCAATTACTCGTAAAAACGCAACAAGCAGCACACGTTATCCGTTCGCTGTATTGCAACCGAAAGCTACAACATAATTAGTTTAGCCCCCTTTTCTAGGGGGCTTTTTAAGGAGTTTACATAATGGATAAACAACTAGTAGGTGAATTACCTGATATAACAGAATCATCAAATGATGATGAAATTATGGTTATTACAGATTCACAACACAACCAGTTAAGAAAAGAAAAAATATCGAATTTCATAAAGGACTTAGTTTCAAATGATGAAAACAACGGTATCAAGCTCGGTACAGATAATAAATTATTATCCGTTGATGCATCAAATGCTGATAATATAACGTCAGGAATATTAAACCCCGAAAGACTCCCGAATAGCGGGGTTACAGAGGACACTTATGTTTATCCCGATAGTATTACAGTAGATAAAAAAGGCAGAGTCACAAAGATAACAAACGGAACACCTGGCGGAAATAATGCCGACAAAGACCTTTCAAACATAACCGAGGCTGGTAAAGATGTAATAAGAGATACAGCAGGCTCTGGCTTCTCCCTCTTCGACGTGGTAGAAAAAGACCACATCTTGAGCTTTGAGGAGTCAATGGGCTTCGGGCTTTTAGGCACGTACGTGTACAAGGAACCCGTTGCCGGTTCTCGCTACGGCTACCCTGATTTTTACAACGAGTGCGTGGCGCAAAAAAGCACAGAAGGCAACACTCTTTTGGCTTTGAAAAACAATGTTGAAGTAGTGGGCTCTCCTGTAGTAAACAACGGAGTGTTGAGCGGGTTTAGCACGAGCAGCTATGCAACCACTTTGACTTTCCCCACTGACGAGGATTTTGATTTTCAATTCAAAATCAAAACAGGCGCTGACATATCAGGCGAGCAAGAAATTTTTGCATGTCCTACAGCGAGCGGGCCATCTCAATATTATTTTTGTTTAGTAAACTTAGAAAGTAATAATCTTAATGTAATTTTTAATGGTGGCCTTGGTGTTTGGCAGTATCCTTTTGGAACACCCGCTCAACCGGAAACAGATTATATTGTCAAAGTAGTTTATTCCAAAACCAATAATACATTGCATGTGACTATGTCTTTGGCAAATGGCACGGTATTGCTTGATGATACAAAACAGGTTGACGAACTGTACGATATAAAAGAGGCAGTTATAGGTACAGGCAAAGATAATGCAGTCACTATCTTCAACCCATTTAAAGGCTCTGTGGATTTGAAAGAATGTTATATAGAAAGCAACGGCCAGCGTATCTGGAGCGGTGCCTCGGTAGCCACAAAGAACCCTAACGGACACATCTTCTACGACATCGCAGACAAAGCCACTGTTGATGAAATCTTTTCTCAACGCGGTGAGGCGTGGTTTTACGGCGTAGATACAGAAAATGAAAGAGTATTTTTACCCAGAGGCACACGTTCACAGTACACTGTAAACATTGACGAAACAGGCGATTATGTAGAAGCCGGGCTGCCGAATATCACCGGCACAATGGTCGGTGATATTTCAGAAGGCGTAGCAACAGGGGCTCTGAAGATAGATACTATATATTCAGGTGCTATGTGGCAAGGAAGCGTAAACGTAGCACGTATGAGAAATTGGAGCCTTGACGCTTCACTTTCCAACCCTATCTATGGCAACTCCGACACAGTACAGCCTTATGCAACAAAGAAACTTTTGTACATTGTAGTCGGCAATGTAAAAGTGCAAAGTGCGGCTTCTGATGTTGTGGATGTTACTACAACTGAAAATGACACTGTGCCGTTGTTTACAGGACAGTATTT